AAGCTGGCTCTGAGGTCCTGATTAGACCTGGATTCAAGCTGGCTCTGAGGTCCAGACCGACCCCCTCGCTTCGCTCGGGATCGGTCTCCTTGCCGAGCAAGACTGGTCTTCCTGATTGAGCTTGGGCTCAGGACCGGTCTTCGAGATCGGTCTCCTTGCCGAGCAAGACTGGTCTTCCTGATTGAACCTGGGTTCAGAACCGGTCTCCTGATTGAACCTGGGTTCAAGCTGGCTCTGAGGCCCAGACCGACCCCCTCGCTCCGCTCGGGATCGGTCTCTTGCCAAGCAAGGCTGGTCTCCTGGTTGAACCTTCAACCAACCTACCCTCACTGGGGGCTTTGGACTGTCGACTCCGTCTCCGGGTTTCGGACCTGTCTGTCCGTTGTCCGCTGTCCACCCCGAGCACGCGGTCGACTCTGTCTCCGGGTTTCGGACCTGTCTGTCCGTTGTCCACTCCGAGCACGCGGTCGACTGGTTGGGCCCACTGGCTGGGTGCGGACCCCACCACTTCCGCAACTGCAGGGGGCGGTACCGGGCCAGCGTCCTCTGTGGCTGCGTGGGCTTGCGCAGGCTGCACTTTGAGGGGTGGGTGGCTACCCTAGGACCTTTTCCGCCCGAAATCGTTTATACGCGATCCTGGAGCGTTACAGAGGGTGCCCCTGTTTGGGCCCATTCTAGGGCGGGTACACTCGCACTTTGGGGTAAGCATGACCATTCATGTCTGCCCTAAGTGTTCTGGTAGTACGGGTGGGGGCTTCGTAACTGCCAACCAAGTGCTGTGCAACACTTGCCGCAAGACGCACCGTCGATGCCCAGACTGCGGACGGATTCTGCGACAACGGAGCTTCTCAAACCTCGGCATCTACTGCACTACGTGCAGTAAGGTGAGAGAGAAGAGCTTGCGAAGACTTCGAGCTGAAGGGCGTGCCCGTAGCGGAGTTCAGACCCCCGTTCCAGGCTCCCCAACAAAGTACACTCGCACCCCCGGACAATCATGACCACGCCCACCCGTACCTGCCTCAAGTGCTCTGGAAGCACAGGCGGCGGCTTCGCAACCGCCAACCAAGTCCTGTGCAACATCTGCTCAACGACGCACCGTCGATGCTCGGATTGCAGACATGTTTTGCCCTTGCAGGACTTCAACAACCGCAGCGGTTACTGCCGTATGTGTAAGTCGGTCAGATCTACAAAGTCGCAAAGGGCTAAGGCGGGCAACTGTACCCAGTGCAACGGTCCTAAGTCCAGTGTTACCACTAGGTTATGTCAACGGTGCCACATCGGCAACTTACGCGAAAGTCGACGCCAAAAGATGGCCGCCAAGTCCAAAACACTCTCTGCCAAGACGATCAAGGCGGTTGAGACTGTCCTGAACGACCCCATGTTGGGCCTCCCCGCGGGCACCAAAGCCATCCTCAAGATGGTTGCGGCGAGGGCTACAGCGGCCGCAGACCGGGAGGCTTCCCCGTCGGATCAATCGCGTGCTAACGAGGACGTAGACCGGGCAGTCGCTGAGACCCCCGACTTGACTGCAACCACGACGGCTGAGGCTCAGGAGGCTTCCCCGTTGGATCAATCGCGTGCTCAAGGAACTGCTCCAGCTCCTTCTCCCACAACTCTGCCTTTCGACGTGCAAGAGCCTCATCAACTGATGCTCCCATTCGCTCCACCCAGTAGTTGACTGCGATGGCCAGGGAGTCCAGGCGGTCGTCGTGAATGAGCGACCCGCGATCCAGCGTGATGTGCGAAAGCTGGTACATTAGGCTGTACTTGAGGCGCTGTTCAACACCCAGCTCAGGGTGGTCGTCACGGACAAACGCCAGGTCCTTCTCGATCAGACGGCGGTCGACGATCAGGTGGTGGCGGTTGATGATTGGCTCGAGCGTCTCGATGATCCGACGCTCCTTCTGGACCGAGTGCTTGACCTCGGTCAGGGTGCAGGGGTAGATCTCCTTGAGGATCGGGGTGAAGATCTGAGCCCACATACCGTCCCCGAAGTTGGCCTCGTAGATGATCTCATTGACCTGGTAGTCCTTGGCCAACTGGGCGAGCTTGGTCAGGTTTTCAACGGCGTAGCCTCCACGGAGTCCACCGTTCGCCAGTAAAACCATGTTGTGGGCGCTCTTGCCGAGCACGGTGTAGCCCAGCTCGTCCTTGCCCCGGCCAGAGGGGTCGATGGCGAGCACCCTGCCGTCGTGGGCAACGGGCTTACCGATGCGCTCCAGGGGGCGGTAGTACCTGTCCCCCGAGAAGCCTACCGTCTCGATGTCCCAAGCCAGGGACTTGTCCGTGCTGTAGATGTACTTCTCGAAGCAGGTCGTGACGTCCAGGTCGTCCACGATCAGCTCGCTCAGCTTGAGGGGATAGCGATTGGAGTCACTGATCGACGTGTCGAGCATGAACTGCAGATTGAAGCCCGAGCGTCCATAGGACAGCTCACGCTCCTGCAGGTCGAGGTCGTCGAAGCGGTCGGGGTCGACAGGCTCACCTACCTCCAGCGGCAGCTCAGAGATGTACGGAGCCAGCTTGTTGCCGTATGCACGACGCTGCTTCTCGTTGGGCATCCGAGCAGGCCAGATGCGGATCGTGTAGCCACGGTCTCCGAGCACAGTGTAGATGGACTCCCCACTCTGTGGGGTTCCCAGGAAGCAGATGCGGGAGGTCTCTCCCGGCTTGAGGACGGCGTCGAACTCCTTGATCGACTCCAGGAGCTTCTCGCGCATCCCAGGAGTCCAGGAGTTGTTCGCCACCTCGATGTCGTCCGGGATGATCAGGTCAGCACGGCTACCCGTGATCTGACCAGTGATGCCCACAGACCGCACTGAGGGGGCGTGAGCAGGCGGTGCCCCGAACACGTCGAAGGCTACCTTGCTGCACCGCTGCTCACCCTGAGGGTACAGGTGGTTCAACCACGCGATCTCGGTCAGGAGGCGCAGGGTGAACGTCGTGAAGTCGTCAGCCCGCTGCTTGCTCGCGGACACGACCAGGATGTTCAACGCTGGATTCCAGTACAGGTTGAACACCACGAAGGCCGAAGCGATCCAGCTCTTGCCCACACCGCGGTACGCTTCGATCACTTGGCGCTTGGTCCCGTGCTGCATCGCATATGCAATGTCGTACTGGACGGGCGTGGGATCGGGCAATCCCAACTCCTTCCACACAAGGTAGAGGAAGTTGCGGAAGTCCTTGAGCTTCTCGTTCTGGACCACTACTTAGCGTGCTTCTCTGCAAAGTTCGTACTGTGCATCTGGACGTTCTCCCGGTCGAACGGGAGGATCTTGCCCAACGTCGCCAGGCTGCTGTCAGGGGTGATCGTGGCGTCGATGTTGTTGTCCTTGAGCAACTGGCGGGCGATGTTCAGGTCGGCACTGGTAGCCGTGCCTTCCGCGATCCGTCGGAGCAGCTCCTTGGTGAGAGCTTCCTGGATGTTGCTGAGCGTGTCTGCGACTTCTTTCTTACCCATTAGTGTTTCCCCATGATGAGGTTCGTGATCCAACTCGAGAAGGCTCCCGCGGCGATCCCAATGCCAATTAGCTTGGAGCGGTCCTGCTCGAGCGAGCCAATCCTACCATCGTGCTTTTCGTCGGTCTCCAGGAGCTTGTGCTGCTGAGCAGCCATTGCATCCAGCTTCCCTTCGATACGGCCGATGGCGACGAGTGCTTGGATCGTGTGGTCGTTCTTTTCGTCCATGATTAGCGTGCGGTCAAATCAACAATAGAGGGTGCGACACCGTACTTGGACGCCCGTGCTTGGCTGTCCAACTGCATCAGGGCCGCATTGAGAACCGGGCTCTCCTTCTTGAGTTGACGGAAGGCCCGTTGACGGTACTTGGAAAACAGAGCCCGCACCATGTAGACCCGCGGGGACTCAACCATGTCGGTCGAGTAGGCTGAGGCCTGCTGGTAGCGAGCAGAGGTCAGCAACTCCTGCATGGCCTCCTCGAGGTTGCGGCCGCCAATCCTGACTTCCCCGGCCAGCTCCTGGAAGCGGCCGTAAGCCGTGCGGTTGGGTCCGATGTCGATCTTCGTCAGGTCCAAGCCCTGCTGCATCTTGCTCGGAGCATTGAACGAGCGGCCCAAAGCCTCGAACTCCTTAGAGATGATGTCGTTCTTGACTGCCGTCGTGGCAATCGGGGACAGCACGTCAGGACCGAGCTGGTCAGCACGGAGGATGGGCTTACCGAACGCATCGCGGACGGGCTCATTGGTCGACAGGCCTGGGATGCGGTTGACCACAGAGTCAAGGATGCCATCCATGAAGTCCGCGTCCACACTGCGACGGGTGGGGTCGATCGTATTGGCAAGGGTGCCAACAGCCGATCCAAACGGCATCCAGCCGCCAGCCACCTGTTGCTTGGTCCACTTCTGGAACCGCGACGGGTCCTGCCCAGTGATCATTTCCAGGAAGGACTTGAAGCCCTGCAGGTAGCTCTTGTTGGTCAGGTTGTTAGTCGTGGAGAACCACAGAGCGTTCATCGCGTACGTCAGTTGATCCAGAGCTTCCTCGTCGTCGCGGGTGTACTGGGCAGCCATGAACAGGTCGGCCACCGACCCGAGCATCGTGCTCAGGGGGTCCAGGCGCGAGTACGAGAACCAAGTGTCCCCAACCCTCACCGAGTATGGCTGGTTGCCCGCGGCGATCCACGTGATGCGCTCCTCGCGGTTCTTGGGACCGTGGCCAGTGACGATACCGCCCATCGCCAGGGTGTAGCCCAGACCGATCATGGCGGCTCCAGTGGCAGCACGGCCCTTGGCGTCGGCCACGATTGCGGGGTCCCCGCTGGACAGGTCCTTGTACATACGGGAGTGATTGTTCTTCAACCAGTCCATGGTCTTGGCCGGGAAGCCGAGCTTCTCTCCCACCTTGACCATCGCCCCATGGGAGTTGGTGACCTCCCCAATCAGGTAGGAGATTGCCTGAGCAGGGGCCACCAGTCGGTCGCCCGCATAGAACAGCGCATTGATCGGCGTGCTCACGAACGGCAGGAACAGACGGGCAGGCGGGAAACGCTTGACCCCCGACTTGATCACTTCAGCGGCGTCGCCAAACATTCCACCCCGACTATCAGCCTGCAGAGTGACCTCCTTAGCCAGGAAGGTGGCACGGTCAGCGTGGTTGGTGAAGGTGGGGACAACGCCCTCCAGCTCATCCCACTTGGTCTTGCGATACGCCAGGGCCTTCCTCATCATGGCCTTGACGTCCTTGGGGTCGGTAGTCTTTGCAGCTTCCTGCCAGCCCTCCTGAATCAGGCGCTCGTTCGTCGCGAATTCGCCGTTGACGATGGCAATGTCCATGGCCTTCTGCATCTCAGCCGAGGCCGCGGTGCCGCTGATTCCCTGACGAGCAAGGCTGGCTTCCACGGCCGTCTTGAGCTGGGCACGATAGTTCAACTGCTTGAAGAACTCGTCGCCAGCCTGGATGCCCCGCAACGGGAACCCCAGAGCAGAAGTGGCAAAGTCGACGGGCTTTTCACCCACCTTGTTCGCCAGCTTTTGCAATGCCGGGATCGTTTTGCGGCTGATCGTCGGGGTCTGCAGGCCGTCGTAGCGGCGACCAAGACCAATCGGGCGGTTCTCCTTGAGGGCCGACTTGGCGATGTTCACCGACTCCGCGAAGCTGGTGATGTAGTGCTTGTAGAGCTTGAGGGCGTCCCCGAACCGACCACCCGCCGCTCGCTCCAGAGGAGCCAGGGCGGTCGTCAGGATGTTCGAGATCATCTGGACACCGATGATCGTCTGACTGGACGACACCAGGTTGTTGATGAAGTAGGTGTTGTGGATGTCCCAGAAGCCCACCTTCTTGGCGTCATTGGCAATCTTCACCAGGTTGGCCATCTTCATGTAGGACTTGCCTGCCAGGGGGCCCGTGTTGGCATCCAGGGTCTCGCTCAGCTTGACGATGAACTTGACCGCCTGCTCCTTGCCCCCCACGCCTTCGAGCATGGCCTTCTTGGTAGCAACGTCCACAGTGCCGCTGCGGATCTTCTCACGGACCTTCTCCAGACCCTTGTCCAGGCTCAGAGACACGCCCTTGGAGTCGACCGGCAGATTCAGGGCCTGCAGGTAGCGGCCACCTTCCGAGGCCGCTCCAGAGACAGCCTGAGCCAGGTTAGCCACTTCATCCACTTCGAGCAGGACGTCCAGGACGACCTCATCGGGGAGGTTCTCCGCTCCAACCTCATCCGCCATCTTGAACAGGTCATGCAGCTTGGGAGTCAGCTCAGCGTTAGCCTGCACCAGGCGAATACGGGCGACACCCAGCGTAACCTTCAACTCGGCCAGGCTGTCCGCACCTCGAATAAGTTCGACCGCCGTGTCGTAGAGGTTCTGGCCAGTCATGGCAGCGTGCTCGCCGATCATGCTCTCCAGTTGTGGGAAGCCCACCTTGTCCAGGGCGGTAATGCCCTGGTCGCGGAGGCGCTTTCCGAACCCGAACTCTTCGAGCAGACGGAAGACACCAACCTCTTCGGCGGCGTTCAGGTTCATCCGGTTGAGGTTGATCCCGCGGTGGTGGAGGAACAGGCTAACCAGCTCGTCCTCATTGAGGTCGCGAGGGTTGATGTTCAGCTCTTGCCACTCCTGCTCGCTCCGTTCATTGACGGCACGACGCAGATCAAGCAGGTCCTCGCTAGTGAGTGTACCTTTCTCAGAGCCCAGTTCGACCAGGCGCTTGGGCTTCCGAGGTTCACTCGGAGCTTCGGGTGCCTCCACCTTGGGCGGTTCGGGCGGCAGGAAGTCCTCAACCTTGTCTTCCATGGGAGGAAGTTCAGGCTCAGGCTCTTTCACAGGAGCGGGCTCCTCAACCGCTGCGGCCGCAGGAGGCGTGCTCGGGGGCCCATCGGGACCCTTAGTTTCGCTGTTCCCCCCGGCCTCCTGAGTAGAAACAGGGGCTTCCGTGGCCTCAGGAGGCGTGCTCGGGGGCTCATCGGGACCCTTAGTTTCGCTGTTCCCCCCGGCCTCCTGAGTAGAAACAGGGGCTTCCGTGGCCTCAGCCTTCGGGGTCTTAGCCTTCGCAGAGACCTCAGCACCCTCCTCAGCCTGGGCAGCGAGCAGGCGCTCTTCCGCCCGCTGGAGTTCGTCAAACTGACGACGAGCACGCCCGGCGAACGCATCCATGTCGGTATCGTTCAACTCACCCGCTTCGACCTTGGCCTGGATCTCCATGCCCTCTTCCATCAGGGCCTTCCGACGCTCAGCGATCGACTCAAGGGTGACCTTGGCCGAAGCCTCACGGCTCCGCTTGACCTGCAGGACAAGCTCAGGCTTGCTGTACTCCAGCTTGGCGAGCACGGCCTTCACGTCCTGCTCAGTGAGCTGGATGTCCGCGCCTGCCAGGGAGGACCCGCGGCCGCCCTTCGACATGCCCGCTCCAGCTTCCGTACGCTTAGCCTTGGCGACAACCTCACCGGGGCGGGGCTTCCGAGTAGGGAAATCACCAGCCTCACCAGCCTCAGCGACCAGCGCATCCAGGTAGGCGTAGACCTTGTCCTGGACTTCGCGGGGTTCGTTCTCGAGGAAGTCCTCCACGAACGACCAGCCAGAGGTCTCACCAAGCTGGAGGCGTGACAGGGCACGCTGGTTCATCTCTTCCTGCTTGTCCAGGCCAAGCCCAACAATGCTCTTGTCGGCCTCCGCCATATCGCTGAGCATCTCCTTGCGCCGCCTGGAAGACAGAGTAGCAGAGCCGCCACCATCGTCCTCACTGGCGTTGCGGATGAACGTCCTGCTACCGTCCTCGTCGACGATCACTTCACCGAGGGACAGCGATTCCCTGGACGGCTGAGAGGGGCCCTTGGCCTCACCAACCAGGAGTTCTTTAACAGCCTTCCGTTCAGCATCCAGGCGCGCCGTGAGCAGCTTCTCGGCGTCTTCCGTGACAGTCACACCCAGACGGCGGAGGTAATTCTCAACGGCCTCAGCCTTGGCACCGCGGTTGTTTATGGCGACAACCATGGCGTAGATCACGTTGGCACCAGGCGGGTCGTTGGGCACCTTCACGTCGACGGCGTTGTCGCCGCTGCCGTACTTGGGGTACTCCAGCGGAAAACCCGTAACGCGCTGCTGCCCATTGAGGGTGCGGGGGTAGGGGATGCTCGCAGCGAAGTCAGCACCGCGGAGACCCTGGCCATTGGCTTGCTCAGCGGCCTGGGAGATCGCGTCGAACTCTTCTTGGGTGACCTTGAAGGAGCGGGCGTAAGCCAGGTCCCCACGGCCCTTGAGGCGGGAGATCGAGGAGGCAGCTTGGCTCTTCCGACCGCCGAGGAAGTCCCCAACAATCGTGTCCAGATTCTTGCCGCCAAAGCGGGACCGCATCATGGACACGAAGTCCGAGAAGACCTCACGGATGCGGAGTAGGGTGTTCTTGATGCCGCCCCCCTGCATCGCCTTGAGCTTGGCCAGGCGGGACTCGGTCAGGTCAGTGGCGTTGGTGGCGAACCACTCGGCCGGGGAGATGAACTCATACTCGCCAGCTTCGACGATCTCGTCAATCGCGTCCTCGGTCTGAGCAGGGGTCATTGCCGCCTTCAATTGCTCGAAGCGACGAACCGCCCCAGGAGAGTTCTCAAAGTGAGCCTTCCTGGCTTCGACGAACTGGGTCGTGATCTTCTTGGACTCAGCCGGGGTGAGGCGTCCTTCCAAGCTGTGCCAGACTTCGTGCATCAGGTCCTTGCGGATCCTCCCGAGCTGGAAGCTCTCGCTGAGCAGGCTGATGGTCTTGTAGCGGTAGTCGAAGTTGGAGGCACCAGGAGTGGTGGGCTCGAAGCGAACAGAGATGTCGTCAAACAGCTTCGGTCCGACTTTCGTGATGAAGGTCTCGAACATCTCGCGGTCGGCTCCCTCGAGCTGGGTCAGGGCACCCGTCTTGGAGACAATGTCCGACAGCTTGGTGTTGCCGTACACCTGCTCGAAGCGCGGAGCACGGCCCTCAGCGACGCGCAGGTCGTGAGCCTTACGGTGCATCTGCTTCGTGAGCAGGCCGTCAATGGCCTCCTCGTAGTAGGTCGTGGCGGCCTTGGCAGCCTCAGCCTGAGTGACGCCGCTGCGACGGAGCTTGTTGTACGTCTTGGTGACCTTGCTCGCATGGAACAGGAGGTCCAGAGGGACACCGATGATACCACCCTCAGCCAGGTTCTTGAGGCGGCCCTCGAACTCGCTGTCGTCCTCGTCGGTCTCGAGGTAGCGGCTGACGTCGTTCTCAAAGGCAGTGCCCTTGACCAGGTCGCTCAGGCGGCCGCTCGATCCCTCGAACACGGTGAAGTCGACAAGTGCTCCCGCGGCCACGTCTCCAGCGATGGAACCGCTGCCAAGGAAGCGGCCAACCTTGCCGAGCTGACCGATCTTTCCAAGGCGAGTCAGGCCAACGTACGGTACGACGAACTGGGTCAGGCCCTCGATCAGGCCGCCACTGATCGTGGAGCTTTCCCCGAGCAGGCGCTTGTCGTAGTTGGGCAGAGCATCGCCAACGACAGTGTCAGCCAGACCGTAGACAGACTTGATCGCCCCCTCGAGGCCCCGAACAGGAGCAAAGAGGTTGTCTAGAGTCAGGTCGGTGTAGTCTTTGGTGCTGAAGCCTCCACCCGTCTCGGGGGCACTCGGAGCCTCTTGGTAAGGATAGGTCCCGGTGATCCACATGGTCCGTCCAGTAGTGTTGTCTTGCATCTTAGCGACCTATGCGAGCTTTCACGGCAGCGAGTTGTGCCTCAAAGAATTGGGTGCGTACTTGTTCACTTTCAGGGTCCAGGCCAACGGCCCTCATGACCGAAGCGATTGTGGCGCGGACTTCAGGATCTACGTCGTAGCGATCCAGTAACTGCGTCTTTATCAGCTCGCTGGTGCCACCGTAGTCCATGAATAGAGGCGTGGTCATGGGGTTTAAGGCGCTCGGGTTGAATGGGGCGTACCCAGCCTTACCTTCAATCCCGATAGCACCTCGCAGCACTTCACTGGTCGTCACCCCAAACAACGCTGCGGCCCGAGTTGCGGCCTCCCTTTTGACCCTGATCGTGGCTTTGGGATTTGAGTCAAGGACGTCTTTCACCGCTTGGGCCCGACTGAAGTCCCAACTCTTGCGGACTTCGTTTAGGCCCCTGGTGTAGGCTTCAATCATGTCTGCTTGCTTGATGCCCCCATGACCATCAAGTGGAAGAAGAGACATGGTGGCGAGAACCACCTCGACCTCTTCATTGTTGATTCCAAGCCAGCTATCGAGACCATCAGAGAGCTTCTCACTGACGTGCTCTCCCAGCCGAGACATCGTGTCGACGTCCTTCGAGGACTTGTTCTTACGCGCCTCCAGGAAGGGACGCAACTGCTCAGAGAAGCGTAGGTCCCGCAGGGCGACAGCATTCATCTCAGCAGCAGCCTGCTTAGTAGCCTCCTCAGGGGAGTACCCAGCGAGCATGGCCTCTTTGTACTTCTTGTCTCCAAGCACGTACAGCTCCGTTTGGAATGCACCGAATTCGGGGGCAGCCTCCATGTCGCCTTCTTCTCGCAGGAGCTGCCCGAGGCTCTCAATCGCCGTAAAGGTCGTGCGCCCTTCAAGCGTGGCAGTCTGTAGGTTCTTCTCAAACCGGTTGTAGTTGCTACGGAGGTCTTCAAACCCAACCAACTCGCTCCGACTGAGGTACTTCTCAGCCTCAGCCCTCTGCTCAGGTGACGCCGTGGACGACGGGTTGACAACCAGGTCGAGCAGGGTCTTGCGGGACTTCTCCACGTTGGCCGACCAGGTCACCGTAGCTTCCGTGGCGGCCTTCTTGCTGGCCTCCAGGGCGAGTTTCACAGCGGCTTGGCGTCGATCAGCGGGCAGCTTGTCGGCCGCCTGCAGCTCGACAGACAGGTCGTTGCGAATGGACAGGAGACGCGACTCCAGCTCATCGACACCCGCGGTGTTGCGGCCGATGCTCTGGATCAGGGTAGTCAACGGCTCCACCGCCTTGTTCACACCGGGGTCGTGGTCCTCCAACGCCTGCTGCTTCGACTCATAGTCGTTGTGAGTGCGGATGAGCATCGGGCCCTGATCAAGGGTGACACTCCCATTGGCCATCGCCGCGATGATCTCCCCGCGGGTGGTAGTGCCATTGAGGATGCCCACGTACAGGTTTCTGGCCACCGTCTGGTCGTCACCGCTCAAGGTCGTGCTCAGTTGCTGGAGGTTCGCGATTATCCCACCGATGATGATCATCTCCTCGGCAGGCATCTTCTCCTGAGCTGCACGTTGTTGGAACCACTGACCGAGGGACTGGATTTCAATTCCAGAGGCCCTGGCTTCATCGATCAAGGTAAAGCCCTTCTTCTCGATGAGCTGCCTGCGGTCAACAGAGTTCTCCCGATCAGCGTGGTCGGCTTGCTGTTCAATATCAGCGAGGGCACCCTCCAGGCTCAATGCCAGCTCTTGGTTCTGCTCGAGCGTCGTCTTCCCGAACCTGACCTCCCCGGCCGTCTCGATGATCGCTCGGGCCTTCTCAAACATCCGCTGACGGCTCAGGGGGTCCGTGCTACGACGGGCCTCCATCACAATCACCTGGGCTCGGGTGATGGCAGCTCGGGCCACAGCGGCCTGGACATCAGGCATACCCGCTTCACGGGCACTCTGGATCTCGCGGTCGAGCAGCTCAGAGTTCTGACCTTCATTGACAGTGAGGTCTTCGAGCAGGGTCCCAAACTTGTTCTGGATCTGAGTGAGACGCCACTGCTTGAGCTTCTCAGCTCGGGCAATGACAGCCTGAGACCGCCAGTTGTCCGTGATGTTGTTGCGGTTGGCCGCAGCCACTTGCTGAGCATAGAAGTCAGTGAAGATCGGGTTGCCCGCGATCTGCTCAGACCACACCTCGTTGGCGATCTCGTCAGCGTCCTTGGCGGGGTCGGCGAGCAGGTTGCCCTCGTCGTCCTCGATCCGCGTGTACTCCTCCATGCGGAGGTTGAGGGCATCCCGGTACTTCGCCAACTGGCCCTCAGCAGCCAGCTCAGAGATCTGCCGATAGAAGTGAGGGATCGCCCACTCGGGGATCTCCTTCTTCCTGGCCATCGCAGCGATCTTGTCGCGGGAGTCCTTGTCCTGCAAAGCACCGACAGTACCCGCAGGGTCCGTAGCAAACGTACTCGCGCCCTTCTGCTGTGCATCCGTGGAGACCTCCTGCCCGATGGCCTGGGCCATGTTGGCAAAGGAGTTCGACAGGGGCGACAGATCCAAGATCTGCTGCATGGCAGGGCCCTGGATGATGGGCGTCATGAAGCTGTCCACAGGGGTTGCCTGCGGACGCAACTGGCCCTCATCCTGAGGTCCTTGGATCACGAAGCGACGAGCCATTCTATTGAACCTTGTTCTTCACGTAGTAGGTGGTGGCGTCCATGGATGCCTCCCCGATGCGCAACAGCGCGCCCAGGTAGTCAGGAGCCTGCACGGGCTTGGGAGCCGAGGCAGCGATGGCGGCCTGTTGGTTGGCCCGAACGGCGTCCATGTCCAGCTTCAACTGAGCACTCGCCCAGGTGGCGTTGCGGATCTGCGTCTGACGGAACCCCAGCTCTTGCTGACGGTACTCGTCGAGCAGGGCCGACACACTGTTACCAGCCGTGCCAACCTCTCCAGCGGACACACGGGCAGCCGCCGCGGCCGCCGCAGCCTTCCGACTGTTGGCGTCAATGGCTTGGGACGCCGCAGCGTTCTCTTGGTTCTGGCGATTGAGCAGTGCGCTGTACTGGCTGACAGCCGCCGCAGTGGCGTTGGCCTGGACTGCCGCGGACTGCTGCTGCTGCCACTTGGCCTGAGCAGCGGCGTTCTGCTGTTGCTGGACGACACCGTAGACGGTGCCCAGCGTTGAGATTCCAAGCTGCGTAGCTGCCGCCGTGGCAGGGGCCATAGCCCCGAGGGCGGTGATTAGAGCCGGGACGCACATGGTTAGAGGATCATTCCTAGGTAGTAGTTGTTGAGGAGAACTTTGGTTGGGCGGAATCCCATTCGGAGTGCCCACTTGATGTGGGTGGTGTTCCTGATGTCGAAGTAGTTGAAGACCACAGGGCTGTGCTGCTTGATCTGCCCGAGCCACTTCTTGGACTCAATGAAGATCGACTTGTGGAAGGACTTCATAGCCGGGGTGCCGAGCATCCAGGGGAACGCTGTGCCGCCCTGGAAGAGGACACCTACGATCATGAACGGGACGCCCTTGTGCTTGACCACACGCGTCCCAGGAAGGTCCTTGACTCCCTCGAAGATCTGGCGAGCAGGCAGACCATGCGGATTGAACGGGCTCTCAGCCACCTCCCGCGCATCCTCAGTACGCAGGTTAGCGGCCAGGAAGTCCAAGTCCTCGTCGGTGGGCACCGAGATCGCTATTGAGCCCGAGGGAACCGGGTAGTAAACTCCGCGATCCATTCGGCTCCAATCAGTGTGCTCGGCCATGGGGTGTTGTTGGTGATGGTTACGGTGAATTCGTCGTTCCTGGCAAAGACCGGGAACCTGTACTGACCTTGGTCCAACTTGACCAGGGCGTTGCCGCCGCTGTTCCCCAGCGTTCCAGAGAACAGCATAGTTGATGCCGTCTCGCTGTCAATCTGGACGTCCACAGTGAAGTGGTTGGTGTTGACGTAGCGGATGGTGCCCCACTTAACCTGGTAGCGTCCTTCAGCGATGGGGATTCGACCACCGTTGGTAGCTTCCTCACGGAGGTCGGCTTTACCAAACTGGTAACGCATGGTGTAGAGGCTACCAAGGATCATGCCCGTGGTGGCCGTCTGGTTGTTAGGTAGGCTGACCGTAGGGTTGGCGAACGGTAGGCCAGACACAGGGTCGGTCGTCTCGATGGTCGGGGAGGTGTAGCTCCCGATGGCGAACGTGATCACAGGGACGAACGGGGCATCCAGGTTGTACGACGCAGGCAGCGTTATGAAGGTTTTGTTTCCGGCAGGGTAGTACGTTTTGGTTGCGCTGTTCAGACTAATCTGGCGGTCCATCAGGGGAGCCGTGATCGTGCTGAAGTCGTCAGTGCCAAACTTGAAGTCCATGACCTCCAAGGCACTGGCGCTGTCCAGGCCCGCCATGATGTACAGCTTGTCACCGTAGAACTGGCAGCTCAGGACATCCCGGTCGAACGTGTACTTCGACCAGGCCGCTTGGAGCACGCGGTCCCCGTCGATGAAGTATTTGTAGATGAACAGTGACGTCGGCTCTGCCGAGCTGAGCACAACGATCACACGCTCGCTCTCGCAGGCAGTGATCGTGGTGACACCCTGGGGGATGTACCGCGGGATCTGCAGGCTGATGTTCTGGGCGATGTAGCTTCCCTTGGCAATGTCGCTGGGGTCAGCGATCTGCTGGTACTCCATCAGCGAGGCCCACTCCTGTCGGTCTGACACGAAGTAGGCGTTCTTGCCCACGACAATCGGGGCGACAGCCGTGTTGATCGGGTAGCTCGTCACGAACTGGATGCTCGCCGTCTTGGGGGTCAAGATCGGGTCCCCGCTCACGACGAACTGGGCCTGCTCAGCGAACACCAGCAGGCGCTCATTGAGGGGCACCGCGTGCTGGAGCTTGGCAACCTCAGTGTGGGCCGCCTGGATGTCGATCACGTCGCTGTCGAGCAACTGCCGTACGGTCGTGCGGAAGAAGTTGCCGTAGATGCCTGCTTCGCTCATGCAGACGGAGCTTTCCGTCAGGATGCCAAAGCGGTTCTTGTGGAAGAAGATGTCGGTGATCGGCTTGCCAACGAAGCTGGGGGCGGGGTTGGTCTCAATGTCACCGGTCTGGCACTCCAGCCAGGGGTACTCCTCGAGCGAGAAGTAGATGGCGAAGGGGACAGTGGTGACGGTTCCCAGTGCATCGTCCTGCTTACGGATCAGGACCAGCGGCATCTTCTTGAGAGCAACGGGGCGGTCAGGCCCAACGGCCTCACGCCACTCGCCCTCCCCGAAGGTGTTGGGTACGGGGGTCACGAAGCGAACATAGAAGTCATCCTCGTTCGCTTCCACGGCTCCCTGCACTTGCAGGACGGTGCCGTCCAAGCATCGAGGAGGCAGCTCATCAAAGTTGTCCACGGTCAGGTGGTAGCCCTTGAGGGCGGTGTCCCCAACTGAGTCCGACGTGAAGATGCGGGTGATGTTGGCCGTACCATTGGTGATCTTGAGCACGCTGCCCGAGCGGGTAACCGTCCAGCCGCCACCATCGAGCTGCGTCCGAAGCTGCTCAGCGATGTCGTCGGTCTTGATCGAGTTGTACTCGGTGCCAGTGGACTCAGTGATTACCACAGTCGAGGCGATCCCCGCTCCCGAGTTGAGGACGGTTGGGGTGAAGGACACACCAGCCACGTCGGCCTTGATCCGCAACACGGCCGTGATGCCGGGGTTGGGCTGAGAGGCCGTGACAATGTCCTCCATCGAGTCCCCGCCGACTGCGGAGTTAATCGCCGCAGCAATGGAGGTCGCCACCTGAATCGGGGTAGGACTGCCGCTGACGGTGTAGGTCTTGGTGTAGCCCAAGACAGTGACCGTCCAGACAGTGCCGTTGGCTCCAGACGAGCTGATCGTGGTCTGCCACTCTTCCTGGACAGGACCAGCCGCGGTGCCATTCCAGGTGGACACCTCAGCGGTCTTGCTCGTCGAGGCCGTGGACACTTCCACACGGTAGTTGGTCTTGTAGTTGCCCTGACGCACGTACAGGTACGCAGTCCGAGCATCCTGGGTGGGCGAGGGGTTGCCAGAGTCGACCTCGGGAACAATCGACGTGTTCACCAGGAAGGTGTAGTCGTTCACCGTGGTCCACTTGAAGTCAGCCAGGGAGTCGTAGCTGGGCACCACGTAGGTGTTGATCAGGGCAGTAGGTCCCACCCCACCCGTGTCGCTGATGAAGATGGCATTGCCCTGCAGGTCCCATGCCCGAATGGTCGCGGAGGTCCCACCACTGGTGCTAACGACTCCGAGCAGGTAACGCTCAGTCGCGTCTCGATTGACCCAGTGGTAGGAGCCTCCAACGAAGTCGTCACTGGGATCGGTCTCCAGCCCGTTCAACCAGAGCGTGCCAGGACGCTTCTTGAGGCCTTCCTCAATCGTTCCGTAGGCGTTCTCCTGGATGCGACACTGACTCTCAAGACGGAGGTCGTCAGGTTGCTGAGACACACCGCCAACCAGGTTGGGCTGAGACTTAGCGAGGAGCATTAGTAGGGACCGATGCCAGACAGCGGGGACAGGCGGTTCACGACACGCTGGACGGCCCAGGAGTCGAACACAGTGTAGTCGGCGTCGGTGGCCTCCTGATCACGCAGGTCGAGCAGGGCCATCATCTCGTCACGCTCTTGGAACTGGTGGATGTTGGGAGCACCGGCCGCAGTGTCCTGAAAGATGCGAGCAGCTCGAACCATGATGTAGCGGCGGGCCGCCTCAGGGATCTTCTCGAAGTCCTGGAATAGCACGACCTCCACCTTCATGGACGTGGTGAACGTGCTCGAGTTGGTCACCGTGTTGTACAGCTTCGCATCGCGGACAACGATGTCGTAGTCGCCGCGGTAGTAGCTGGGGTCATTGAGGTCGACCTTTGCCCAGGTAGCCTGGACGGGGATCTCGTTCGACACGTTCGGAGTGACGGTGATCGTCTCGGTATTGAAGTGCCAACCACGGCTGAGGACTTCCCGAGTAACCTCGTCCAGCACGGCCTCAGCTAACACTGCGTCACGGCGAGTTGCCGGGAGGGAGGCTACGGGAGCTTCGTTCACCGCGGCCAGGATCTTGTTGACTGCCTGGAGGCGGGTGGTGGAGGTTACGACTGCCATTGGTTGAGTGGTCTGTGTGGAGAGAGAGAGAAGGGAATAAGGAGGAGGACGGGGTGTCCCCCTCCTTGTCAGGTCAGATCAGGACTAGGCCACGCTGATCGAAGTCCAGCGCATGGCGGCGTCAGGACGCAGCACCGCGTGACCCATGGCGTAGCGAGCGACGAGCAGGGTGCCCTGACGCTCAACGCTGTACTCAGTCTGGATGCTCAAGTCCTTGAGCTTGACAGTACCGATGGCCGACTTGTGGAAGGCGACCGCACAGATTTGAGTCAGGTTCACGTTGTACTTGGTCGTGTTCCCAGAGGGACCGATGCCAGAGATGTTGGTGCCGTCGCCGGTGCTAACGCCCAACGTGCAGAGCTTCGAGTCTGACTGCGCAGCCTGCTGGACCGGGATGATGGTGAAGCCCGCGTACTTGATCATCATCTTCGGCTCCAACGCATTACCGTTGGTGCCTGCATTGACGTCGTTGTTGAGAATGATCAAGCCCGCGGTGTTCGTCTGGTTGTACAGACGGTAGAACAACTCGGGGCGGCAGATGATGTAGCGATCAGAGGTCGGGATCTTGGCCTCGTCAAAGACACGCGCCGTGGCCCAGATGGCGTTGAAGAGGGCCGCACTCACCGTGGCGGTGGCCGAGTTCTGGAGGTTGAGGTCAACCAGCCACGAGCCCGCCGTAGAGCCAACGGTGCCGCTGTTGAAAGTAACATCAGGCAGAGCCGCGTAGTCGGTGTTGAAGGTGGCTCCATCGAAGGCGGTCAGAGCCCCGCTGGCCAGAGCCGCACAAGCGATCAAGCGACGATCCGCTTGGCGGGCCAGCACTTCGCCCATCTGCTTGGCGTACTCAGCACGGGTCTCGTAGTGGATCATCCATTCCTGAATGTCAGGAATGAAGGTCGAGGCCAGCAGGATGTCGTCGACGGTGAGCTTGGCTTCGGCGTGCTTGAAGGCGGTGCCGTAGGCGTTGTTGTCGTCGAGCAGCGACTGACCAGGGGTGTGGTACTTGGCCGACGCGATGCCGATCTGAGGCATCGTGGTAACCTTGCCATTGGAGATCGTCTTGACCTTGCCAAGCTCGATCATTTGGTTGGACTGGTTGAAGGCCGTCATGACCTCGCCAGCGTACTGCTTGAGGAAGAGTGCGTCCGTTGCACCGCCAGCGTTTGCCTGGCCGGGGTTGGACAGAGTAGGGTTGTAACTCATTTGAGTAACTAGAAATCGAACAGGTTGAAACGAACAGAAGCGATCAGATCAGCCGTCCGTTCACACAAGGTTGTCGCTCGTAAGCGGCCAGGTCTCGCGGATTAGCAATCAGTCGTATGCGTGCGGGAGTGCTGCCAGTTGGGCGCGTCTCCGATGATCTAAAACAGTGAAGCCCGCACGGGGAACCATCCCGTGCAGGCCTCACAAAAGCTGGTCCTAAGGTAGCGAATCTCGTCGGGTCAGCTTGTACCAATGCAGAAGGCCGCACCGGGGAGCCCCCAGCACGGCCTTGTTGTTGTCTCAGGCGTTTGACTACGCCGTCTTACCCTTGGACTTCTCCAAGTCCTTCTTGCGAGTCGAGTTGCGGTAGAAGTTCAAAGCGACGGCTGCGAGAATGCCCACAAGACCACCCTCAGCAGACTCAGGGAGACCCGTGAGAGTGGCTTCGGTTCGCTCCTCAACCTCTTTCGCAATGGCTTCGACCGCCTCCTTGAACTCGGTCGACGCATCCTTGATCTCACCCTTGGCCTCGTCCACCTGCTCCTTCGTGGCAGTCGAGTCGGCAATCTTTTCGAGAGCCGCTTCGGTCTTCTGGTGGTACGTCTCTTGGACGTCAGCCAGTGCTCGGAGGTCGCCTGAGGTGATGCAGGCAGTCAGGGAGGTCAGACACAAGAGGGAGATCAGGATGTTCTTCATAGATCAGGGCGTGATGTTGTAGAGGGTGATGTACGTGCCCAGGTTGCCTCCGGGAGGATTCCCGTAACGCAATGCCGCAGCACGGTTGGCAGGGTTGACTGCCAAGCGGTTGTTGAAGTGATCGCTGATCGACCAGTCCGTGGTGTAAGCGGGACCCCAGGTCGAACCCTGCTTGGTCCAGCAGGTGAGCTTGCCGTGAGTGCCCGCGATACGGGACATGGCAACCACCGTGGTGTCGTTCATGAACTTGATGTCCGAGTAGAACGTGTAGGCGGCCAGACCCGTGATCGGGTACTGGACCAACGTCATGCCACTGGTGGCCAACGGCAAGGTCTGGCTGCTCAGGTCAATCGTACCGAAGCCGCCGAGGTCAACCAGAGGGCTCACCAGACCCGTGAACAGCGTATTGCCGTCGGGGCTGATTGCCAAAGCCACGGGGTAGGTGCCGCCAGTGGTGAAGCCCTGGGTCTTCCACAAACCATGCTCGGTGGGAGCAGAGGGGTTGTAGTTCCAGTCGTAGAAGTTCGAGTGGTTGGCGTAGATCGTGGCATTGCTGCCAATCACCGACATACGCACCGACACGTCACGGGCAGAACTAGCCAAGCCAGCCGAAGCGAAGCTCTGGCCCGCCGTGAAGCCCTCGAACAGGGTGGGGTACATCGAGCTTTGCGAGATCGCCGTGCTCGAATCATCGTCGATGTGGAACACGTAGTTGTAGTCCATGGCCTCCACGTACAGGGTGGTGCCGTCAGCCGAGAGGACCGACTGCAACGGCTGCGAAGTCACCTGGGTGAACTTCTCGCCGCCAATGAGGCCAGTCGCGGTATCACAAGTGTAGACGGTCAGGCCATTAGTGCTGGTCCAACACCAACCAACAGCGATGCCGTTCTCACTCATGTGAGCGCCGAGCTTGTCACCAGCGTCCATCGTGACGGTGTAGGACGGGGTGCTCGAGGAAGCGCCCGCATCCGACCAGGCGAACATTCGGGTACGAATGGCACCACCGCTGACAGTGCGCTCCGCAGTCACGGCCACCAGGGCAGCCGTGTTCGCAGCAGCATCAACCTCAGCGGCGAGCATCTCGTAGCCCGCCTGCTTCGACCAGACAACACTGCCAGAGGCCAGGTTGTCCAGCAGAGTCACCTTGCCAGCAGACGAACCCGTGCCGCCCACGTTGGGGAAGGCCAGGAACATCGAAGCGCCCGCATCACCAACCGCATGGTCAGTGACACGGCCCTGCTGGTAGTAGGTGAAGATGGGACCGAACGACGACTGTGCGGTAGCCGTCGCGGTCAGAAGAAGAACAGAGAGGAAAGATTTGGTCATGCTGGGGTAGGACAGCGAGTGTACCTACAGGTTCTTGCTGACGCGGATGCGCTCGCGGACCTGGTTGCGGAACTCTTCGCTGTCGCGGTACTGGATGGTCGCCATGTCCTTTTGAACGGCGATCCAGTTTTCGTACGGCTGAACTGCCGAACCCGCAGTCCCACGGCCCTGGGTAAGAGCGGGACCTGCCGTTTTGGCATACTGAGCATGGAGGCCTTGGATGGCGAGATCGCGGATTCCCGCATCGCCTGAGGAGACGGCCTTGTTGAAGGCTTCGATCTGCTCCTTGGGCAGGTTGTTGGCGGCCCACTGGACCATCTGGCCGTAGGCCTCTTGGCCACCGACCGCCGCAGTGACCTCAGCCACCTGCTGCTTGGCCAGGGCCTGCACGCCAGCCATGTACTGGTTGACCAGGTCTGCCGGGATGCCGCGGTCAGCCAAGGCCTTGAAGGACTCCGGGC